CCCTTTAAAGCGTTTGGCGAAATATCAAACATATCCGAATTATATTTTTTATTGATAGCAAACTTAGAACACAATTCATTTAGTAATTTTTTAAGACTTGCTAATTGCAAATCATTGTATTTATGATAATATTCAAAACCTCTGAATTTCTTTAAAAATACTACTTCATTTTCAGGAACTTCTTTATTAACGTAATTATAATATTTGTCGCCTTTCTTAATTAATTGTCCCCAGTTGCATATTTCTATTCCAATACTACCTTTGTTTAAACTTAAATTGTTACCACTTTTTAAACCTAAATGGTAAGCCCAATATTCAGGCTCAAAGGCTTTTTTAACCACTCCTAAGCCATCAATTAAATAAGCTGTGCCAATACGCTCAGTATTAAAGTTCCAACCGTGAATAACATTATCCGCATTAGAACCGCCCGCAGTGTGATGTATTACAATTTGATTTTTAAATTGTTTCTCTTTAAAATATTGGTTATCGTTTAACATCTTCAAAATTTAATCCATTAGGCAAAATTGCTTCATTTCGATTCATTACTATTTGTTTAGGTTGCTTATCATTACAACAATCTTTTAATTCGTCTAATTGATATTGAATATGAGTAATTTCAAAACGTTTCTCAGTATTCAAATTTCTAATATCCGATTTAGTTGCATAATAATTAGTCAATACAACAACTATTAAAGTGCTTAATTTAACAATGTTTTCAAAGTTCAATAGTGATTTAGGGGCGGTCATTACAATTTAAGATTTTGAAGTTTTAAAATTAATTCATTAACTGATTCTTTATTATTAAAATCAGTTACTACTATATCGGTTGGTTCTACTACTAAGTTAGGTACTTCAATACTAGATATTAACTCCATTACAAAGTCCCCATCTACTAAGATTGGATTACCTTCACTATCTAATTTCTTTGAGTATATTTCGTTGAATGCCATAATTGTTATTGTGCTTTTAAAAATATTTCTGTACAGTAGCCAAAACCATCAAATGTTGGTAATACACTAGCCAATGGATAAATTGCTGGAAATGCCCCAAAAGTAAATGTAGCTAATTTATTTGGGACATAAAGATTATTTGATGCTTGATAATAAAGCCTATCAGTTATAATATTATATCTTAAAAGTATTGTATTAGATGATACTTGATGGCAAATGTGATATTTAGTTTGACCTTGTAATACAAATGGAGTAATGGCAGCTTCTTTTAATCCTGCTGAAATACAAGCTATGTTGCCACTATCTACTAATAAATTATTTGGCATACCATTTAAGTCTGAATAAATAGCTAATCTTATATTACCACCTGCTACTCCTGTTGAGCAATAAGCGGATAAACTTGTTATTGTGCAAGTTTTTCTTGGTAGTATGTTTTGAGCAATAATAAAATTCATTATTGCTGAACCTACCGCCATTGTATAATAGCCAATAGTACAAGGCATATAAGAGCCACTAAATACAAAGCCATCTACTTTTGAAGGAACTAATCTACTATTAACAGCATCAACAGTTGGGTACTTAGTAGCTGTTCCATCAACTGCTAAAGAGTCTTGTTTGTTTATTATTAACTCACTTAATGGAGTTGGTGATACAGTTAAAGGAATTGGAACTAAAGAACGTACAGGAATAGAGCCTCCAAATTGAAAATCATAAGTAGGATTAGAACCTCCTGATATTCTAGTTCCGTAAAACTTTAATACAATTCTATCGGTTGCTAAAAATATCCCATCATTCCATAATGCAGTAGCCGAAAATTCAGCATAAATTCCATTAAATACGGGAAGAGTACTTCCAGAAGTAGTAATTAAAGTTTCAGTTCCTGCTGCAACTCTTTTGTAAACTTCAAAATAAAATTCAGCATTTCCCGTTCCTGCAGTCCTTCTAATATTTCCAATTGTTGTTATATTTAAAACACCAGGATTACCAACTATTACATTTGGCAAAGTTATTAAAGCTGAAATAAATTGATTAGTAGTTGTGATTGAGCCTGTACTTACATCCACCGCAGTTGTATTATAGTCTATATCTGTAATGCTACTTACTAACTTAACATAAGTAGGAACATCACTTGCTTTATTTGTAGCATATAAAATTAAATTACTTGGTAAATCATTTAAAGAGATAAAAGGATTACCATCGTCGCCATCATTAAATAATTCAGATGTTTTAGTAATTGCACTTGGAATTGTTGGCTTGTTTAATATTTCAGCATCACCACTTATTGCATTCCAATCAGCATTAACATTCACTTCAGCACCCGAAGCAATACCACTCAATTTAGTTTTTTCAGCATCTGTAAAATCGCTTGCTTCTAATACCCAAACCGCAGCACCAATACTGTTATCAGTACAAACATATACGTTTCCATTATCTAAACTCCAACGAGTACCAACTAAAAAGCCTTTATTAATATCTTCAGTAATACTTGGAACGCTAGCAAAATTATATAAGGTATGTCTTATATGCGTACCATTACCGTCCATTACATATAAACTTCCTGACTCCCATTTTAGTTCATAACCAACCGCACAAATTTGAGCAATACCTTTAGCACCACCATAACCTGCATCAATAGTACCTTCTCTTAATCGTGAAGTGTTATCTAATAAAACACCAACGCCAGCATCAAATTGAATATCATTTGTAGTTGTATTTCCTGCATCAGTAACTGATTGTAAATTTTGAGTTCCACCACCCAAATCAGCAATATCTTGAGTAGTTGCTTGTGACGTTACTCCACCTTGAACTATTGGTACAATTTCAGTTCCATCTAATGTTGTTGAAATTGGTAGTTCTGTTATTTTTTTATCTGCCATTATAATATTATTTTATATCCATTTTCTTGTAATAAATAATAACCATCTTCTTGTAATAAATAATCAAATACTTGGTCAGGTTGAATAGTTTTATATTTTAAAGTTGTTATAATATATCTTTTTTCAAAAATATGTTTAGGTATCATTGTAGCTTCATAATCATATTCAAAACTTATATTTGCTAAATTTTGCTGATTAATATCTGAAATATTACCTAACTTTAAAACATCTAAAACTCTTTCAGTAGTTCCAAATATTTGTAAACTTACATCAAAAATTGATTGATTCTGCCTTATTGTTACATTCTTTTTAAAATTTTTATTAATAGTAACTACTGGTTTAAAAGTATTAACTATTATTGGTTCATAGTAAATTGTCAATCCTACTATTGCTGTGTTATTTACGTTATCTAATATAGGATTCCATTTAATTAAATTATAAACATAACTAACATTTGAGTAAAGTTTTAACGATACATCAATTACTGATTCTCCATATTTTATAGTATAATTAGACATTCCTTGTAGCGTCTACGGTTACATCTAAGATATCGTAAGGGCTAATGTATATATCAATACTATTAAAACCATCTGCTTCTAATTGAACAGATATACTACGTTTTAAAGCAAGACTTTGACCGCTTGATTTTACGTAATTTTCAATACCAACTCCACATAATGGAAATTGTTTCCAAGAACCTAACCATGAATCAATTATTAATTCTATATGTTGAGAATCACTTTCTTGAACACTAAAATCTCCATTTATAATGTACAAATCATTTTCTAGTAATGTAATATCTTTAACTGCCATGCTTTACTTTTATATTTTCTAAATTAGATTTTACAGTAGGAACTAAATTGCCAACAACCGGTGGCGTTCCAACTCCTGTATTTCCAAGTATTGTTCCGCCTGAATGAATATGAGTTGCTGAATATAATATTAACTCATTAACTTTATTTTCAAGATTATTTAATTTAGTTACCAAATCATTTACTTTTACAATACCATCTAAATTATCTCCATTTAAATGTATCTCATCAATTTCACTACACATTGAAATATAACCCGTAGTATTATTAATTAACGTAACCACAACAACGCTATTTTCTTTAGGTATTAATTTAAACCCTATTTTATCATCTGCTATTAATCTAACATTTACTAAAATAGCTGAACCATCAATAGGAGTGCAATCACATAAATATTTATTAGTATCAATATTTTTTACTGTACAAACTTCTGAGTAAGTTTTATCTATTGCTGAAATTTTACGAATAGCAAATTTTATATTTTGTAGTTCATTCATTATATACTTCCGTTATTTCTAAAATCAAATAAATCATTTTCTACTTTGCCAATAAACGTTCCTACATTTATTGATTGTCTCCAACCGCCTTGAACACTTAATGTATATTCATTACCAATTATTTGATAATAACCATCTTGTTCAGGAAATTTCTCACTTGTTATTTTAGCAATATCACCATGTTTTACAAATGGTTCTCCAAAGGTAAATATATTGCCAACATAACCTGTATACTTAACCTCTTTTAATTTTAAATCTGCAAATGTTTTTAAATCAGCATCTGTAGCATTATAGGTATAATATGTTTTTTGAGAACCATCCAAATCACCAACTTCAATCTGTTTTTTAGTATTATTTGCATCCATGCTAATACAAACTATTTTTATATTTAAATCATCTGCTTGTTGGTATTCTAATGATTCACTATTTATTATCGTTTTTTCAAAAGCAAATTCTTCTGTATTACTTTTAGCTGCATTACTTGGTAAACCAACATGTAAAACTCCATCTACAAAGTAAGAATATAAACCATATTCTTGTCTTAAAACATCAAGTACTTCAGTTACACTAACCTTAGTTGCTCTTAAATTACCTAAATTAACATCATCTGTGTAACCAATTCCATCAGGTTTATTTACAATTATTTTATACTTAATATCTTCAGGAATCATATAATCAAGTAACTGATTCAATGTTATCGGGTCGCTTGTTATAATTGGTTTTTTTAATGGCTTTCCTTGAGGATATTTTTTAGATGGCTTACCATTAGTTATAGTTCCTGTTATTTCTGGATAGGTTACTTTTATTTTTTTTAATAAAAACATTTTATCTTCACATTCTATAACTATTGGATTGTTTGCTCCTATTTTAGTGATATAACCTTCAAATACTACTCTTAGTTTATTATCATAACCAATTTCAATCTTTATAGAATCACCACGTTTAAACAAAGCAGTTGAACCTGTAAATATATTACGACCATCATAATTAATATTTCTAGGAAAAATTACCTTAGCAGTGCTTGTTAATTTATCGTAAGTAGATATAACATTAACTTCATTAACAAAATCTATTTCAAAGACTTTGCCATTAACAGGAGTTATTGTTATTTTACTATCTATTTTAAGCATTTGATTTTATTTCAAAAGGAGTTTCAGATAAACAAGTTAATGTATAATCATATACGTTTCTCATACCCTCACGTTGCTCGTAAGTAATGTTTGTTATAACTACAGTAACTACATTCAAATCAAATAAAAAGTTGCTTATAACGTCTATATCGACGTTATAACTTCTAAATAAATCTAATTTTTTTAATTCTTCACTTGGACGTTTATTAGATGATTCACTAACAATCACTCCACGAATTGATATTTGCCAATCACCATCAGAAACGTATTCTTTAATAGTTCCATTTCTGCCTTGAACCGCAGTTTTAACAATGTTTTTTTCTTGAGTAGCAGTTATTAAAGCAATTTCTAATACTAAGTCATTTGGAGTTATTTGTCCAGTTGTTTTACTATCAGGAGTGAATCCTTGAACTTTATTATCAAATTGAGCAGGTTTCTTTAATATAACGGCATCAAATACTTGCATACCTGACATATTACCCATTATACCTAAAGTATCCTCATACTCCTGTTCTTTTGCTACTTTTGTTTGGTCAATATTATAAAATTTAGGTTTCAATAAACCTAATCCTAAACCTTTTAAAATTAGTTTAGATTGATTTTCAATATTTCTTGGAACTTGTGAATTAAATATAGCCATTATCTTGTTATTAAATTAGCGTCATTTACCATTTCTAAAAATACTTTTGAAATTTCTTCACGAATTTTACTAGTACCTTCTTTTAAAGTTTGCGAAGTTAAGTTTAAATTTTCTACTAATTTTGTAATATTAATTGTTAATGATTGAGGTCTTGCTGCAGTAATATTAACTCCTGAATTTTGAGCTCCTGAACCTTTTGCTCCTAAAGATGCTAATTTTTGTTTTTCAGTTGCATTTGTAACTGCCCCTTTTGAATTTAAAATTGCTTGATTTCCTTTAATACCTTTTAACGCTGCACCAATGAGAGCTTCCCTTCTCATAAAATCATCTGCACTCATTTCTCCTGACTTATATGATGCTACAGCTTTTTCTTGGTTTAACTTTAAATAATCTAAACTTTGTTTCAATCTTGTTATTCCTTGCCCTGACATGTCAATTAATCCTTCCATGTGGATAGCAAACTCCTTCATTTCAGTTGAAGTACCTGCTAATGAAGTCATATCTCTTAATCCTGGAATAGTACTATACATTGTTGTTAAAGCATCGTATTGCTTAGCTCCACCTGCTTTATATGCTTCATCAATAAAATTAGAAGTAGTTAATTTATCATTAATAGCATTAGCCATATTAGACATAAAACCAATAGTCATTGCTAATATACCTGTTTGAGATTTTCCAATATTAACTTTTATTTGCTCCCAAGCATCAGACATATTTGATATCTGACCACCAACTGTTTTAGATTGGTCAGCCATTAAATTAAAGAATTGACCACCCTCAGCAGTCATATCTTTAAAAGAACCTTCAATATCTTTAAATCCTATTTTACCAGCCGAAACCATTGAATTAATGTTTTCAGTTGTTGTATTTAATCGTTTTGCTAATGTTTCATAAATTGGAATACCACGTCCTGCAAATTGACGCAAATCCATTAATGTAACACGTCCACTTGTTTTTAAAGTTCCATATAAATAAGCAATATCCTCTAATGGGGCACCAACTCCACTACTAACATCACCTAAAGTTCGCATTGTATCAACAACTTCGCCAGCCTTAAAACCATAAGCTAATAACTGCTTTGTGGCTTTTTGAACTTCTACTAATTCAAATGGAGTTGTCTTTGCTAAATTAACTAATTGACCTTCTAAAGCGTTTGCAGCATCAGTATTACCATGTAGCATTGTTTTTAAACTAGCATGAAAATATTGATAATTTTTTAAACTTTCAATAACTGCTTTACCAAAACTTACAACAGAACCAACCGCAAAAGCTCCACCAATAACTGCTCCTAGTTTACTCATAGAACTGTCCATTCGTGAAGTCGAATCAGCTGCACCTCTCATTTGCTTTGAGAATAAATCCTTTAAGGATAGTGTATAATTTAAATCTTTACTCATTTACTTTTGTTCTTGTACCGTTATAATCTAAAACAAAGTCTATTTGCGCTACTGCTTTACACCATTGTGAATCATTTAAAATAGTAGGATTAACATTAAAATAAAAGCGAATGAGAGCGTTGTTTTTTTCACTGTCATTCGCCATTATTAAATCCTTATATTTTTTTAATTTTTTTTTATAATCGTTTGTTGAACTTTCAATAATTGTACTACTGCATATTCTAAACTTTCCATTGCATCTTCACTTTCGTAAATAGTTGCTAGTTTATCACCACCAACGTAAAGATTATTTAACACTGCTTTAATAGCACTTTCAGAGCTTTTTTGAGCCAACTTGCTCGCCATATCTCTTGTTGTTTTGTCTGGTTTCCTTAGATGAATAGTTGCTGTTTTACTTTCATCGTCCTCATCTAAAGGAATTACCAAAGTTCTAATTATTCCGTATTTTGCTTTTAATTGTTCTAAATTTTCCATATTTGTTTTTTTATACAAATATAATAAAAATATTTAATTAAATGTACTCTACGTCTGAAATAATTAAATCTACATCACAACTTATTGAAGTATCTCCTGTAGATGATTTTCTTGGATTATTCATGAAACGACAATTTCTTAATTTGTGTTTTCTTGTAACCAAAGCTGCATCTAAATAAATAACAACGATATCAAACTCAGGAATATTTTGAATGCTTCCTAATGGTGCAACTGAAGTAATATTCTCAATCTCTTCCATTAACAAAGTTATCTTAGCAGTTGGTTCAAATTTACCATAACCACGTGATACAACCTTGTTTCCAGCCCCATAGATATTCTCCATGTTTTGCTTATTATCATACTCTATTGAAGTAATGCCTACCATTGGAACACCTAAGATGTTCACAATAATATCTGCATACTCGTAACTTTTACCATTAATTAATGGTGGAATTATATAACTCATTTTTTTATATTGATAAAGTGAAACCTACATTTACTTGAATAGTTCTAGCTACTCCCATTGGTACAATTGACACGCTAATTACTAATTTAGATGTACTTAATACGTTTTGAGTTGGGTCTATTGTAATACTATACGCTGATAGTTCAGTGTTACGTTGCATAACGTCCAAGGCTTGAGCGCATAATGTTTCATAGAATCCAATTACATCTTCTGTTAAAGTACCATTTGCATTTAATTTAATAGGACTTGCTAATTGTGGTAATAAAAATACTCTTAAATTACGAATTGCTTTGTTGAATGTTCTATTGTTTTCAATATAAGCAAAATCATTACTTACTGGTATACAAGTGTGAGAATCATTAAAATATGAACCCTCATAGCTTACAAACTTCTTAAGAATGATGTAACCTAAAGAATTTAAATTATCAATTAAACCATCTGATTGAGCAGAATAAAAATCGCCATTTACAAAAGCTAAAGTGTCAAATTCTACATTAGATACATTAAATTTACCTGTCCAAGCAATATCTTCATTAACACTTGCAAAAGCAACTGCTCCTAAAGTTGTACCTAAACAACCAATTGATAAAGCGTTTGCTAAAAACAATTTATAACCATTGTTAGCTCCATCTTGACCTAAAACAACTGATACATTTGAAGCGTTTAATGCTCTTAAATCATATAAAGTAGATAATGAAGTTGCAACCTGTATTAATGGTTGATAAATTACTTCTAAAGGTTTATGATTAACAGTATTAGCATTTACAATAGCTTGTAAACTTGTAACTTGAGAAGTAACAAAAGCAGTTGTTTTTTGATAAACACCTATTTGTCTAATTTTACCTAAAGCAATATTTTGCATTAAAGTAATGCTAGCAAAAGTTGTCGCATCCGTAGTAGCATAAATACCAACAAATAATTTGCCTTTTGGTTGTATTCTAAAAAATTCATTAATATGATAATATAAAATATCAATATCACTTGCAATACCAACTACTACATTTTGAACTAAAGTAGCAGCATAATCAGTGGTTGAACCTGTTACTGTATAAGTATATGGAGTACCTATGTTTAAATAAACTCCTTCTTTTTTAGGTGCTGTGATTGTTATTACTCCCATTAAATGAGTAGCAGTAAAACCATGAACCGAAGTTAAAGCATTAATAGCATTATAAATAGCATTACCTGCAGAACTTACAGACATTGATTCCATTGCTGTTAATGTATGACTACATAAAGCTATTAATCCATTTATTGTTTGAACTTGTAAAGTAATAGTTTCACCAGCATTTCCTGGGTCAGTTACTGTATGTGTTGATGTAGAAGCCGTAGCATCTAATGCAGTGTTTAATATACCTAATGCCTCGGCATCTTGTATTGAAAAAACACTTTTAGTTCTATCCGTACTTGTAAAACCTGAAGGTAATACATCTGAATAAAACAATAAGCCAGAAATATAATCTTCTCCAGCCAATGGTCTTCCTAGACCTCCTTGCTTTTGTATAAATATAACGTCGTTTGATGCCATGTTTTATTATTTGTTTTTAAAAAAAAGGCTTGTAATTTTTTTACTACAAGCCTTTCTTATTAGTTTATTTATTGATTAAGATACCCAAGCTTGAACTAAAGCACAAACACCTTTCATGTCTGTTCTTAAAATTGCTGAACCTAAGATAACTTCCATGTTAAAGATAGAACCTAAATATTCAGGTTTACCATTACCATTGTCTCCTTGGTCATACATTGGATTCATAGAACCTAAAGCACGAGATACAGTAGTTGGATGCCAAGCGATACAAGCTAAACGGTCAGATACTACAGTAGCAGTTCCTGGTGCAGTTGGTACAGTTGCTGTTTTAGCATAAATAGATACAGTTGGACGCATCATAATTTCAAAACCAAATAATTGAGCAACAACGCCAGTAGCAATTGTACTTGTTTGGAATCCGTTATAAGATGCTCTAACAACTTCAGAAATTGTAAACAACTCCCAAAACATATCAGCATTCATTAACAATTTACGACCAATTCTTGGAACGTTGTCTTTGTCCATTTTCTTTGCTAAGTTAGCAATATCAATTAATGTAACTGCTTTACGAGTTCCTGTAGCTCCTGGTGCTAAAGATGTTCCTGCAGTACCAGTTGTTTCAACAATGTTTAAAGCTCCTGTAGCAGACCAAGAATAAGCTACTTGATTACCAACTTTCTCAACTAAAGTTGAAATTTGTTGTCCAATAACTGAGTTCTTTTTGTCATAAGATACTTGGATAGCATCTAAATTATCAATTAACGTAGGCTCTAAAGCGTAACGTGTCATTGAATAAGTTCTGTCTGTATCTACACGTGGTGCGATAGTTAACGGAAACGATGTAGGATTAACTAATACAGTTGGATTAGCTCCTGATTGCGGGATGTGTACAGTTCCAAAAGCAACGTATTGCGAGTGGTCAACTGAAGCAGGTAAAAACGCTGCGTCTTGGTTTAATGTTTCAACAACTTGGTTTACCCAAATTTCTTTTATTAGTGCCATTTTATTTGTTTTTTAATTGTTTATATTTAGATTGTTACTTTTAATTTTTTTACTAGTTTTTCAAACTCTTCAGGATTAGAATTTTGTAATTCAGTTAATCCTTTGTTGTCGTTTTTTAACCAATCGTTAAAATTCCATTCTGAACGATTTTCAACGCTACCATTTTCTTTAGTAACTTTAAAATCAAATACAGTAACTGCATTTTTAACTACATTGATTTTACTCAACATATTTTCAATAGTTTCAAAGTTTGAAATTGCTAAATTAACTAAAGATTCTTTTTCTTCTTCTTTAATTTTTTTATCTTCAAATGCTTTGTTTACTAAGTCATTAGCTTTGTTCTTCATATCAGCAATAGCAGCTTCTTTAGCTAATTCTTCTGCATCAGTGAAAGCTTTTAACTTTTCTTTTAATTCTAATATCTCAGCATCTTTTGATACCAAAACATTGTCCTTTTCTTCGATAGCTGAAACGATTTCTTCTTCAGATGCTTCGTTTTTCAACTTCAAAAAGTCTGTTACTTTTATCATTGTTTTTGTTTTTGGGTTTATTAATTTATTATATATCAAAGTCATATTATAAAGACTTTCACTTTTATTCATTTTAATTTTTTTACCACTTGAAATAACCTCATCTACTAAATTGTTAGATAAACATTCATTAGCAGATAACCAAGTTTCTGAATCCATCATTATAGAAATCTCATCCATTGTTTTACCACAACGATTTGAAATAAGTGTAACTAATGTTTCTTTAACCAAATCAAGCATCTTTGAATCACCACCACTTGGATTATGTAACATTAAAGTGCCATAATCCATCATGTAGCATTTTTTACCAGCCATTGCAATAACTCCTGAAATACTTGCTGCTAATCCATCAATGTAAGTATTACAAGGAATTTTAGAGTTAAGTATTGCACTAACAATACTGTATCCTTCAAGAACTGAACCGCCAACTGAATTAATACGAACAGATATACTTTTACATTTATCTTGTAAGTATTGCATTTCATAAGCAAATGATGCTCCATTGATGCCTTGGGTTAAATTACCATTCTCATCAATTGAATCACCTATTTGAGAATACAATAATATTGTACCTTCTTCTTCTGAAACGTTTTTTATGTATTTAAAATTTTCGATATAACAAAATTATTTAAAAATTATTTATATATTTGTAATTGTAACAAAAAATTAATATTATGGCTGAAAAATCAATAGAAAACCTGTTAAAAAAGAAATCTGAAATGGCTATGAAAGTAACTACTCGAATATGTGGTTATGCTAAAGATGGTTTCATAAATGATTGTGTCAATAAAGAAGCCCTTGAATCTCATGTTGCTAAAAATATTATTGAAATTTATTACCAAATTATTGATAATATACCTAATCATAAATACATGGAATTTGTAGAAATAAAAAGGTATATTAAAAATAATTTAAAGTTATAATTCTTTTACAAACATTTTACAATTAAGAGCAGTAATATCATCTGTTCCTATTTCCATTGCAAATTGTGAGTCTATTGTTTTACCACTTGTTAAAAAAGATATAGTTTTACATTGAAAATTAACGCAAATAACTGAATCGACAGTACTACCTGTTACTATTGTTTGAATAGTTACTCTTGAATCATCTAATGAAGCTAAATCAGTAGTATTAAATAATCTAAATAAAGCTCCACCACCTGCAGAACCTGAACCACTTGTACTATTAATATAAATAGTTCCTTTTAATTCAATTTCATATTTAGCTGTTTTAGTTGTTGTATATGATAAACCAGTTAAATCTACATAAGTATATGAAGTAGTTGTTTGAGTTGGCAAAGTATACTCATCTGCTACTTTATAAGTTATTCCTGTTACATCAATAACATTTGCCATAGCAAATAAAGCTCCTATTGGGCTCATTGAATATGTTAAATATCTATTATTATGAACGTTTCTATTAACAGAATCAGTAAATAAAACAGGGTCAGCAACAACGTCTGGAGTTGTATCAATTAAAGCATAATCTAATCCTACTGGGTCATCAGTTATTCTATATAATTCATTTCCATAAAATATAAATCCATCAAAGGTAAGGTCTCCATAATTACCATTAGATATTTTATAAGGAACTGTTGGCGAGAATGTATAACCTTTTGACTTTATTATATTAGTACATAAAGCATAGGTCATTTCTTTATTTGCTTCTTGTAAAAAAGCTAAAGATAAACCAGTGAATGGTTGTTGTATTGATGGGTCTACAATTTGTGATACATCTATTTTTTTCATATATTTATTTGTTTAATAAGTTACTACTTGATAAGTCATTCCTGCTAAATTATATAAATCAGCAAAAGAACGTATTGCATTTTCTCTATTTAAAGTTGATGTTCCTAATGATGCAAATAAAACACTTGGTACATAAATTGTATAATCATTAGTGCTTGTTGAATATGTATAAGCATTACCTAAGAAATTAACTTGATAACTACTAATATTAGACATACTTGAACTTGTACTACCTGTGTTTCCCATTACAAAAGGAGTTAAGAATACAGTTGTGTTTTGAATATAAATTTGTGGACTTATTATTGAAACTCTAAAATATCTATTTAAAGTATATTCAAGTATCATTTTTTGAGCATTCGCATTAATTCTTTTATCAACTCCAATGAAATTACTTTGAACTAATGTCCAATAATTAACATCATTTGGTAAATTACCAACAGTTGGAATAGTACTATTATACATGTAAATATTATTATCAGTATAAATAACTTTATCGTTTAAATAATAAGTTGAACTCATTGAAAATGCTAACCAACTTGTTATATCTGATTTTTGGTATAATTCAAATAAATAATTGAATATATTTAATTCTTTAGCAAGTACACTTAACCACGCTAAGAATTTATTTTTTCTTAATTTAGGTGGCGTTAACTGTTCATTAACATAGGTGGTATTAATATTGTAAATTGACATACTATTGGGCTATAAAATTTAAAGTAGTTAAAAAATCTTGACTTGCAGTTGTTTCCTCTTCAATATAACCTGCTATTGATGGGTAATTAGATATAATAGTTGTTTTACTTGAAACTAAATATGTTTTACTTATAAAAGGAGTAACATCTGAACGAATAGCAACATCAACTAAAATAATATCAGTAACTCCAATTACATTTTGAATTGCATCTGTTAATCTTAATAAATTTATAGCTCCATCAAATGGTATATTTGCCAAATAAGTATTAATTGCTAAAATAACATTTGCACCAATAGTAGAAGCATATTGACCATTGAAATAGATATTAGCTTTGATATATAATTTATCAGATGATAAAGAACTTACTTGATAATTAACTCCAGCAAAAGCAATATCTGAAATATAACCAGTTAATGATGCTAATTCAGGAGCTGATAAAGCAACTGGTGGGTTTGACTTTGCAACCTTAATTAAAACGTTTTTAATAGGTGTAGTTTTAACGGAACAACGAGTTATGAGTAATAATGTAGTATCTACAATTGGATACGTTACAGATAACGTGATTGGGTCTATTTGCAATACTTGAGGTATTGTTGCTGAGTATTGAAAATCAAATATTCTTTTTTGAAACCAAAAGTTAGAACCAACTGGAGCTACTTTTACAATTGCTTCAATTTCTGCTTTATAAATATCAAATAATTGCTCAAAATAATTAATAGTCGTAGCAGTTATAAATTTCCATAGTTTATAAATAGAAGTTTGCGAAGTGCTATCTAATGAAACTAATGTAGGTTGTGCTGCTTGTTCAGCATCCATTGATGCAATTATTGTGTCTGTACTTCTTGCCATTTTTTTATATATCTAATGTTCCTGTTAATAATAAATCTGCTGTTGCTAATGTATTTGGTCTTGTATCAGCATCAAAATCTTTGCCTGTTACTGTAAATCTAATTTCGTATGCTTGTATATTATCATGGTCGTAATTTTGAGTATCTGATTCACGTCCAAATAAAGAAAATAATTTAGTTGTAGAATTAAAACGACTTAATTCTATATAAATATTTTGCTTAATATCTAAAATATCAATGTCTTCTGTTTTATAACTTTCAAAACCTAAATGAATGCAAACAATAAAGTCGTATTGTTGAACTCCACAAAGTAAATCTCTACATTCTGTAGGTTCAAACTCAATAAAACAACAAGGGTACAAAAATGGCTCATTAACATTTTCACGTTCAAATTGGTTATTCCATAATCTAACATACTTAATGCCATTAATAGCTTCAAGAATTGTTCTTATTTCAGTGTATAATGTCTTTAAACTCATTTAAATATTTTTTCTATATTACTTCTTAATTTTAATTCTATCTTACGAGATAATCGTTCGCTATAACCAACAAATTTACGTTCAGGCATTGTAAAACCACGTCCACGTCCACTTCTTAATCCTTCATTGTGTACTTTAGCATAAGGTACATTAGATTCTATTCTAATTGAATATCTACCTATTTTTCTGTATGTTAAAGAACGTTTTAAATTACCTGTTTTAACTAAAATAGCTCTACCTTCATTATCTCTACTTCTTTTACGTTGCTTCCATGCTTTAAAACTTACATCAGTAAAACCACCATCAATAAATGATTTTTTATAATGATTAATAGCATAAATACCCATTGTATCTACCATATCAGCAATGGTTTTTTCAGCCATTTGCATATCTTTAACTATTTTTCTTGCTTCGTTAAATTTCATTTGGCATAGGTAAATTAAAGTTATTATTTGCAAAGTTTTTATCTATTGGTGCTATATCAAAATATGGATGCTTTTTACTGTATATTATTTTATCTTTACCAGCATTAAACCTAAAAGCATCAGGCACATTTTCAACAACTAAATTTTCTGTATTAGTAACAGTTCCTTCGTCTAATTGAATAACATCACATCTACAATTCCAACCATTTGGTGGCATATAATTACTCCAAAATGGGTCATCTACTTTTTTAATAATTTTATTTAATGCAGCATGTTCAGGTCTTACACGACCATCTTGAGCAGTTTGATATTGTAAATAAGGAAACAATCCTTTAGTTCTTTCAATATCTTGCCATTGTGATGCTGTACGACTTTGAGCAATTGCACTATTATATTCAGCGTTTAAATAGTTTTTATTATATTCATCAAAAACTGTTTTAGCTTGTTTTTTAAATTCATTAAATGGAACTATTTTGCCATTATCAGTTAATAATGAACTCATTTGTCTAACTTGCTGATATTGTTTAGCACCACTAAAAATAAACACATTATCACGCAAAGCGTAAAGCATTTGGTAATCCTCACTAAGATAAAGAACAGTATCTAATGTTTTACCATAACCTTTATAAACTCCACTTGTTAATTTATCTGCTACCTTTAAATATGTTTTAACGTCTAAACTTCGCAAAGTAATAGTTCCTGCATATATTCCAGCAATTACTCTATCAATTTCCTGTTCATCAAATAAATCAGGTTCTTGATTAACTATATCACAAAATGAACACATTAGTTATAAAAATCCTTTAATTTATTTTGAATTGTTGCAACTCCTGTATCTATGTTTGTTTTCATTTCAACTGGTGTTCCATAAGTTTTTTCAATATAATCTGCAGGAATATTATAATATTTTAATAATTCTAAATCTATTTTTGAACGTTCAATTAAACCAAGTTCATCGTCTGATTCAGTTTCAATTTTTGCACCATTAAATTTAATACCTAAGTTTTCAAGCATTGGTATTAATTGGTAATTTAAAACGTTTTCAATGAAGTGCTCATCGTTTTCAGCGTAATTTCCTAAGATTCGTTCATGAACTTCAGCAGAACCTACAAATGATTTTTCTGCAGTTGTTCCTGTTTGTCCTAATATTAATTTTGCAATCTCTGAATTACAACGTTCAATTAGCATATCAAATACGTTAAAAGCATCTGAATGACTTGATTCAATTAGTTCAATTATATCATCCGTATCAAAACGTCCCCATGCAGCAACACCCATATTTCTAAGCATATTATCCATATTCTCAGTTGTTTGTTTATCACGTTTAGATGTTTTACCAATACGAATAGGAGAACCAAATATTTCTTGATATTGAGCCCAAGCACCTAAAGCATTCTTTTTCCAAATAACTAAAGGAGCTACTTTGTTTAATAAACCTAAATCTCTTTTACGACCTACTCCAATACAAAAATCAGAATAAGGTTGCTCAGTATAATTAATACCAACAATATCACCCCAATGTTTAACAACAATACTAAATTCAGGCTTAACAAATTGTCTAGGAACTAAATTTATTTCTTTAAAATTATCATTTATTAATGAATCAAATTGAACTAATGAATAACCCCAAAACATTGAATCTAAAGAATAGTCTATAAAATCACGGAACCATTGAGATTCTAACATTTCAGTTAAAGGTTCATTTTCACTACCATCTTTATTTATAACACAAAAGTTACGACATAAAGTTAAATTTTTACGTTGTTGAATACATGCAGTAGTATGAGCGTCAAGTACTACATCATTATAAGTTCTTATTAAGTCATAACGATTAGGGTAATTAACATTCTCAGCATTTTGTAAAGCTAAACGCCACTTACCAATATCTTGAGAAATACGATAGATTTGAGAAGTTATTTTTTCAATACTATTTAAAGTATTGTTTTGAGGTAATAACGCTTTAGAAGCATTCTCAATTTGTGTAAATGGTATTTGAACTCCTAATATCTTCATTTTGTTTTTTGTTGTAAAATAAATGTTTTACCCGTAATTAAATCTAATGCTAAAACTCGACCATCGGTTAAAGTCATTATTATTTCAATATCATTCATTAGTACATGTTAATAGTTGCTAATGAACTTCCATTTGCATTTCCCCAAGTAATTGAATTACCTTGACTTGGTAATATTTCAGGAATATCAACGTAAACTTTACCAGCACTAACATTTTTTAACCAACCAATAGCTCCACCGATTTGACTTGCTATATTACCATCATAACGTTCTTTTCTTAATTCAGGAACGTTTCTAGGATTGATTCTACAATGCAAATTGTATAATGTAATATCTATTAAATACTGTACTATCTCTTGGTTTCTATTATCGCCTAAAGTCCATTTTGATATATCAGTAGGTAAAATACCTGTAACTGAATATGATGCACCAACTAACCAATAATTTGTATTAGTAGGTAAAATGCCTGAAACTGGTTGTAAACAAGTATAAGTATAATCATTATAAAACACTACATCACCAATTTGATAAGTTAATGAATTGTTATATGAAGGATTAGGTAATGTAACATAAAAAAGTGATTTATCTGCGCATATTTTAGTCCATTCTAAAGGATTAAAAGCATGAGCAACAGAACCTGCAATAGATTCATATATATTACCACTAAACGATGTTCTCTCATTTGCTATATAAACAGTAGTGGCACTAAATACAGGCTCTGTATACTCAACTAAATCATTTCCTTTATATGTAGATGCTATGTTAAATAAATAAGTATTAGAAAATACTTTATCTACTTGGTAACGTTGTTTTAAATGACCAGTCATTGTTAATTGAGCTGCTTGTTCAACGTCAATTAATAAATTATAATTTGATTCAATTATTTGAGCTAAGTTATCACTTTGGATAGCTCTCTCATAATCTAAAAGTCTTAGTAATCTTGCCATGATACAAATTTATATTAAAAATTGTTACAAAAATTAACTTTGTTACAAAATGTTACATTTTATGTTTATCAGAAATATAATTGCGTCCAATAGAACGTCCTACAATAATATCTCCATGCCGAAATCTTGAATACTCATCACTAAATGCTTCACAAATAAGGTAGTCTGTTAAATCTGATAAGTGACCATATTTTTGGTAACTAATACCTGTTTTACTATCACGTTCCTTTGCTTTGTCTTTAGAACCATCTGCAGCTTCTTTAGTGTTTGTAAAATCTGAAATTGCTGTTTTACAATTATCTGAAATTATTAAATTAAGATCATAAAGGTTTTTATCTAATATTTTGTTTATGAAATTAGCTCTCATAACAACTGATGGATTTGAACGTGCTACTCTTAATGTAGGTTGGTATTGCATTAATTCATTTTCTATTAATCTAAAGAAGTTATAACCTTTTTGTTGCTTAACATCTTCTTTTTGAGAAGTTGCATCACCATAAATAAATAAACCAGCATTATGGTCATGATACCTATATTTAAATTCGTTGCATACATCATGAACTGTATTTCTAGGATTAATACCTAGTATCTCATCTATCATTCTTATTTCAGTTCCTTGTATTTGGAACACACCACATGGCAAATAAGGATTAACATTCTCATCCCATGATATATGTAAAGGTAATTCAGGATTGTATTCCAAACGTTTAACGTGTTTATCTAAATTGAAGTATTTATAAAATTCTGAGCCTGTACGCTCTTGAAGTTCCCAATTACCTTCAACAAACACTTGATATTCGTATGTAGTTAATGTTTTAAGCGATTCTAAGTAACTATCTGGCACAAACGGGTTATCTGTTATCTTTGAAGGGATGTACAGCCAATTGCTCGGTAAATCGTTTAATTTCCACTTGTTATAGATTAGTTCTTTAACCCAATTGTTAGATGGGTTACAAGTTGCTAAAATAATTGGTTTTGGTTGTTTGTCAATAATTTGTGAACCAGCACGTTCAATACATTTATAGAATGTTTTTTGCTGAAGTTCATTAATTTCCTCTAATAAAAATCCATTTACTTCTAATCCTTTAAATCTGTTTAGTTCTTTATCATCTGCAAAGTTTTCACCCATGAATATGATTTGACTACCATTTGTTAAATGAACAGTTTGGGTATCTTGATTATAAGACTTAATGAATGATTGAGGGCAAACTTTATTAAATGATGGTATTGTAGTTCTTTTAAGCGTTTGTAAGGTATCACGTACAATGCACCATTTTGAATTAGGATACATTTTACATAAAAGTAATAAAGCACCAATACCAGCAAATGTTTTACCGCCACGAATAGCACCACCATACATAATAAAGTTATAGTTATTGCTAAAAATAGCTTCTAAGAACTCTATCTGTTTTGGGAATGGTTCAAATACTATTTGTTTAGAGTTCAATTTCAGTATCTCCTATTTTAAATATTTGAGTAATTGTTTCAACTTCTGCTTTTAAATCAACTGCAGTAGGTACAAGTTTAATCCATATTTTAGTATAAAATGATTCAGGATTTTCTTTTGCCCACGCTTCTAAATTATGTAAATCACTTGCTTGAAGTAACTCAAATACTTTTTGAATTGACTCTTTAGCAGTTGCTGTATTTTTGTTTGGCGTACCTGCAATCCTTCCAGCATTTATTGCCCTTGGTTTACCTTTTTCAAATGCCATATTACTTTTTTATTACTTTAATACAAATATACAAATTAATTACAATAAATAACAAATATTAAATCATTTATATTTACTGCTTGACATATTGGAGCGATGTATAATATTTCAAAATATTTCATTAGAATGGATTTTCTATGTTATTGTTAATTAAATCAGTTGTTTCATTTAAAAAGTTGGTATTATCAATTTGTTTTGTAGCTTCAATATTATTAATCCAACTTTCATAGTTTGGTGTTCCTTTGTAATATCTACCATTAGTTTTGTCCCATGCCATTTTAATACATCCAGTTTGTCCCCAATGCTTAAATTTAACCTTTTGCACATAAATTTCAGTTATGCCCGTTTCATAATCTCTGTAAACTGTTATTCCGTTTGCCGTTTTATTATAAAAGTTAGCTGAACCACTAATAGAGTAAAGATTTGGTATTTCATATTTACCAGTTGTTTTATCTTTTTGTATTTTAGTTGGGTGAGCTACTAAAAAGCAATGTACTTTATTTTTTTCACAAAATATTGTAATTTTATCTAATTGCTCAGAAATATATTTAGTTTCATTAGTTGTATATTGATGGTCGAGTTTATTCCAAGCATCAATAACAAAGGCTTTAATACCTTTTTTACGAACTAATTGTTTAACTGCTGCTAAGATATTATCTAAAGTAAAATCGTTTTCGGGATTAATAAAAAAGAAATTTTTAGCATGATATTCAATTAAGTTTTTTAAATCAATTGGACTTAATCGGTTAGTTCCTTCAAATGGTTTTCCACTAATTTTTTCAGCAAACTTACTAAAGTGTAATTCAAGTGGATGATTTTCGGGTGAGTATAAAGCAGTTTTCCAATCATGTGAAATGTTTAATCTACATAAAAGAAAGTCTAAGAACTCACTCTTACCATGTCCTGGAATACCTGTTATGGTTGTTAAATAGCCTTCTTGAAACTTAATATGCATGTCAATTTCACCTACACCTATTCCGCATCCGCTAGGTAAACCGTTGTTATAATATTCATAAATATCACGCTCAATATCTAAGGCGTTAAATACACCAACAATTGGAAACTCTTTAGCATCGTTAATTGAATCAATAACTGCTTTCATTCCGTATTTAATTAAACAGTCGTTTGCATCTTTACAATCTTTAAAAGTTATTTTACTACAATTTTCAAAGCCTAAACGCCTTGCTAATTCATTTTGTAGGTTTAAACCAGCTTTGTCATTATCTAAGGCTAATAAAAACTTTGTATTATCTGAAAAAGAATCTATGCAATTATCTAAGTATTCAAAGTTTATTTTACCTAATCCTGCACCATTTGGAACTGATATAACATTTTTAAATCCACATTCATAAATAGCTAAAGCATCCATTTCGCCTTCGCAAATTATAATTATTTCATTGTCAATGGTTGCATCAAGGTTATAAAAAATTAGTTCAGCATCTTTAAATAATTTAAAGTCTTTATTTTTACCTCTTGATTTGATATTTATTAGTTCTCCATTACGAAAATAGTTAAATTGTATTGTTGGAATTTCTGCTCTTGCATTTGGCATCCATTCAATTGCTTCGGTAACTTTTAACTCCAATAACGTTTTTTCGCTAATTAAACGTGTTTTAAAGAACTTTAAACAGTTATCAGTATATTTACTTAACTCAACTATTTTAGGACGTTTAAATTCAATTTGTATGCGTTTAGGTTCAAAAGGTTTATTTTCTACTAAAACAATCCCACAATGGTTACAACGTCCAGCTCCTTTGTTTAGGTTAAAACTAAAACATTTATCTGTTTTCTTTTTACGATTTGCTGAACATTCAGGACAAACCATTTGGTTTTCTCCATTTTTGTGAACGTCGATGGTATACTCTTTTTTATCTGCTAAGTTAATTACTTTTAAATCTGCCATTAGTATACCATTCCGTTTGATGCCTTATTTCCATTAGACGTTGTTAATTTATTTTTTAGTTCAAATATTCCAGCCCAATTATTTGAAATTGACTGCTCAATTATTTCATTTGCAATTATAGGATTATTATTTGAAAATTTAATTAAAGAGTTATAAAATGATTTTTCAGACATTTCAGTTTTATAACTTTCTTTTCTTTGTTTTTTATAATCCATCCATTTATTAAATATTTCTAAAAAAGCAAAATCAATATAATCTTTATTTTCTTTTTCTTTTTCTTTATATTTACTTTCTATTTCTATTTGCTTGCTAGTAGGCTTAGCATTTTTTTCAATAAGGCTTTCAAAAGGCTTAGGTATAGGCTTACTATTAGGCTTATGTATAGGCTTACTTTTTTTACCTCCATTACTACCTCCACGTACTAATTTTAAACGGTTTTCGCAACTTGGAATAAATAATATATTATCATTAATTTCAATAAGATTAAGATTTAATAATTTATCTAAAATAGTATTTAAATTAATATCTGATACGCAGAATTTACGAACCCAAACATCTTTTTTAATTTCAGTAGTATTATCATTTAGCATTGCTAAGTCAATAAATTCTCGATATAAACCTCTTTCACTTAATGATAGTTCAAATACACTTTCTGATGTACCCCAATCTTTTGGATACCATGTATAACCTAATTTAGACATTTTTAACCTCCATTTCTTTTATAATAGCAATTTCTTTTTTTAAATGCTTTACAAATTTAATAGCAGTTATTAAATCTAAACAAATAAATTGATTTTCATAACCATTATTTTCGTTTGGGATATAAATATTAATAAAAATTTCATTTTTTGTATTAGCATAAGCTAACATTTCATGATTAACATCTGATAATTCAGATGAACAAAATACAATTTTTGTTTTTTCCATATTAATAATAATGATTTTAGGATAATCAATAACCTTAAATAAAAAAACCCATGCCTTTGGAGTTCGGGCTCCTCTGGCAATGGGTTAATAAGTTAGTTAATTTAAATAGTTCCCGAAAACCTTAACTTTTACAAATATAATAAATAAAATTTAATTATACAACTTTGTTTAAATCTTTTTTTATTTTATAAATATAAGCAGAACTTACATTTAAAGATAATGAAATTTCTTTAGTTGATTTGTTTTCAGTTAACATTTTTTTGATTTCGATTGATTTTGTTGTTTTTTCCATGATTTTTTGGTTTTTATTTTTATTATTAATTATTGATTTAAAACATTGATATTTGATTTTGAGCTACTTCTTTCCAGGCGTCGGCATTAAATATAATCATATTTTCTGAATCTTTAGATTTATTTCCAATATATTTAAACGATTTAGTTATAGCATTCCTTAATTTTAACATTCCACCTTTATCTGAAGTTTGTTGTTTTAACATCCATTCAGAATTTAATTGTTCTTTTTTTACTTCATTTGTTAATTTCCAATTGTTTTTATTTTTTTCCATAGCTCCAAATAAAGCAACATTACTTGTTTTAATATACATTGTTCTTCCTATTTTATAATATAATGAAGCAAAATAATCAATTATTTTAAATCCAATACCAAGTCCTTGAAAATCAGATAAAACAACAATTCTAGAAATTCTAAAACCATTTTTTATATGTCCATGAGGAAAAGGCAATATTGCAATAAATCCAATTGGTTTATCATTCCATAATATTACATAACATATTGCTGCTTTATTCAAATCTTGTGTCATATAATGATGATGTTTGAATATATTCCAAGTTTCATATCTACATCGAAATATCGAAAGTTCAATTTCTGGCCGCCGAAGCAATGACGCTGTTTCAAGACGCCTTTTTTGTGGTGAATAAATCCAATCTGGTTGTAACCATTCCATTATATCAAAATGACATGATGCTAAAACTATTTTTTTATTTGTTCTACGAATATATTTTTGTAAAGCATTTGACATTGCTTTTGCTACATCCCTATCTACTACTGAAGTATATTCATCAATTAAAATTATTTCATTTTCTTTTGAACTTCCTACAATATAAGCAAGATTTGCTCTGTATTGTTCACCATTTGATAATGTATTAAAAGGACGTAACCAAGTTGGAACAGAAGATAAACCCATTGCAGATAATAAAAAAGTAGCTTCTTTTGGTTCTAACCAATCAAAATTAGATATTAAAGATTTTGAATTATCAAAATAAGATTTATCCATTTCTTTTTTAAAATAATTTTTTAAGATAGTAGTTTTACCTGTTCCAGAACCACCATAAACAACTCCAATATTCCATGTTTCAGGTAAATTCTCTAAATTTGCATCAATGGTTACATTTGATTCATTTTTATTTTGAATATCAAATGCTTCATATACATATTCTGTATATTTATCATTTAAAATATTATGTGTTAAATTTATTTTCATATTTTTTATTTTATAAGTTTTATAAATTCCTCGTTTTTAATTAAAGTGTAAATAAAATTATGTAAATTTTCATCCATTTGTTGAACTGCTTTTAAACTTTGCTCATCTAAATTATTTTTTAAAGTTTTGATAAACATATCTGAAGCTCGGATTAAATCATTAAACTTTTGTTTTTCTAAATGTTTAAACCTACCTAAAAAATATGTATACATTTCTGATTGTACCTTTGCAAGTGAGCAAAATACAATTAACGCCCTTTGCGTTTGTAATTCTATTTCACTCATAATATAACTTTTAGATTTTTAGATTCACAATAAGCTTTACTAAAAGCTAATGTTACAAGGTAGTAACCTGTTTGTTCATTTAAGCACAATCTCGGCTTAAGAATTGGATTTGTTTTTTTAAACTCACTAAGAGCTTCATAAATTGTTTTCATATTTATTTTATTTTTATTTTTATGCATTCTATTACTTCGTAATTATCTATATCTAAATGAATTATAAAACAATTCTTTATATCATACTCTTTACACATTTTTCTATATAAACTTAATTGTAATGAATAATGGTAATAATTAGCGTCAGGATAAATGTCGTAATCTCCTAACATAAACTTATTATAATTTGTTTTATCAATTTTATTGTTTGTTTTCCAATCTAAAATAAAATATTCTCCAGACTTATTTTTAGCTATACAATCAATTTGACCTGCTAAATTTTCATCATATACTATCATTTCAGTTTCAACAGGTATTAATAAACCTCTTTCAAAATAATCATTAATAAATTTTTTAGCTACTTTTTCTTTAGGTGCGATTCCTGGTAATTCTATAACGTCATTTAAAATATAATTTTCAAAAATAGAATGGCAAATTGTACCGTTTTTAGCAGATAATTCAGCTTTATCTTTCCATTCTTTTAAAACATCTAATTTATTTAATCCATTTTTTTTAGCATATTTTGTAGCTATTAATTCAGAATCAAATTTATTTTTAAATTGACTTAAATAAGTAGTAACACTTGTTAATTGTTTGTCTCCTATAAAATAAGTATGATTTTCAGGATTAAAACATACTTTGCCGTCTTTGCTATATTTTTTCACGTGATAGTATTTAATTAATTATGCAGTGATTGGTATGCTGCTCCACCTATTATTTAATTATTGTTTAAAGATATATCCTTTAGGGAATTTTTTTTGACACTCTGTTCCAACGCCCATTACCCAAGCATCGTTATATTCTGTTTTATCATTTGATGGGTAAGCCATTCCTCCATAAATACTATTAAAAAAGAATTGTGGATTTTTTATTGTTTTGCCACAGCAAGGACAATGCTCATATCCATTTTCGTTTGCTTTATCTCTGTTTCTTTCAAAGATGTCGTAATTAGATATCATTGGAATATCAATAATATCTTTTGGTTCTGTTGTTGTTTCGGTTGTTGTTGTCATGGTAGTATTTTTTAATTGGTTAGTAATATAATGTAAATATACACATTATATTTTGATTAAAAAAATTTATTTTCATAATATTTTGTAACTAATTAATTATCAATCTAATAAAATTCAAATTTAATATAATCTTGACCTTTATTTACTATCGTTTTGGTTACATGTAACTCAATAATATACCTATCATCAAAGCCATATTTTTTAACTAAACAATCTAAAAAAGTTTTTAAACCGTTATCTATGTCGCTAAGTTTACTACTATAACCAAAATCAATTTTTAATCGAATATCTTTTGTTGGCACGTCTTTTAATTTAGGTAGCACCAATAACATATTAGAAATAAATTTATTGTATTCAGGTGTTTTAAATCTGCGTCCTTGAAACGCCTTATTTACACTTAATGCTTTTATATTTAATTTAATCATTTGTGCAAATATAAATAAAATGTTTATATTTGTTTAAAAAATAAAAAAAATATGGCAATTAATAGATTATTCTTTGATATTGAAACTTCGCCATGTTTAGGATGGTTCTGGCGTCCAGGTTACCAAACTAACCTTAATTACGGTAATGTTATAGAGGATGCTAAAATAATCTGCATTTGTTATAAATGGAATTACTCACCTAAAATTTATTATTTAAAGTGGGATAAAAACCAATGTGATAAAGAAATGATGATTAAATTTATTGAAATCATGCACAAAGCTGATGAAATAGTTGGTCATAATTCAGATAGGTTTGATACCAAATGGCTTAGAACTAGAGCAATGATTCATGATATTGATATGATGCCAGACTTTAAATCAATTGATACATTAAAACAAGCAAGGCAGTTATTAAACTTACCTTCTAATCGTTTAGACTCAATTGGTAAATATTTTAATTTAGGTCAAAAATTAGAAAATGAGCCTAATTTATGGCATAAAGTGTGGCGTGAAAATAACCAAGCCGCCTTAATGAGAATGATTAAATATTGCAAACAAGACGTTAATTTATTAGAACAATGGTTTGATAAGTTAAATAAATATATGAAGCCTAAAACACACGCTACTGGTGTTAAATGTGATTGCCCTGAATGTGGAAGTGATAGCATTCAATTAAGAGGCTTTAGAGTTAGTTCTTTAGGTAATAAAACACAAAGAGCTAAATGTAATGAATGTAATAAATGGTTTGCATATTCAACTAATAAATTCAAATTAAAGTAATGGCACTTTTCAAATTTAGGATAATCGACAAACACGAAACTCAGGAGTTTGGAGAATACGGTGAAATAATCGGCAAGCCATTCGGTGAGTGGGCATTCTTTAACTTCGCCTTAGAAACTGCTGAGGTTGTAATTGTAGCGTTTAGAAGCTATGTATTATTTGATTCAGAGGGTAATCCAAAGGAATGTACAAAGGTATATTTATCCGACGGCTCAATATTATTTGCCGTTAATAAATTTGATACATTCGAAAAAAACTATTTAGAGAATTATATTCCTTTATTTGCTGAGTAATTCAGCTAATACAACGTCAATAGCTTCTGTTAATTCTTTAGGTTCAATCATTACAATTTCAGCACCTAGCCTCCATTTTCTGTGAATCATTAATATTTCTATTGCTTCTGTTAAGTTCATAATAAAGTTTTTAAATATTCTTTTACTTTATCCCAAAATATAACCTGTTCTAATGTTTCAAAGTTATTTGAACTTCTGCCATGAATAAGATTGTGGCGATATAAAGTATTTCTGTATTCTTTACATTGCCAGATAGCTATTTCAATTCCTGCTTTATCGGTAGTGCAATTTCTACATAGTATACGGTTAATTTCAGTAACCATTGTAACTGCTTTTACTTCATGTTTTTCCATTTGTTATATCTTTTAATTGTTTAAATATACTTTCTGATTTTTTGCCCCAAAACATTTCGCACTCATTATCTTTAAATGGAACGTCTACAAAGTAACTTTGGTAAATCGGGTTTCCAGTTGATGTAAATCTAAAACAATTTTCTTTTAGTGGGCAATCTTTACCCTCGCATTTCGTTATATCTGACATTTTATTTTATATTTTTATGTATTTTTAAAAGCATTAAGTAACCTATCAAATCTGTTAGGTTATCTTCGTTAAAACCTGTTAAGCCTACTTTATTAATTCTGCTTAATTTATCGTTACAGCGAGCTATAATACCAATTTCAACTTGTTTAGCTTTATCAATACCGTCTACATTTATAATCCAATTTGAATTAAAGATTGATCCGTTGTAAGATATATTTTTAGCAATTGCAAGTTCGCACATAGTTTGATATTCTGCCTTAATTAAATTGTTTATTGTTTCTAATTCCATTTTACAAAATTAACAAAATAATTTGAATAAAAAATTTTTATATTAAAATATTATAATTATATTTGCAAACATGAAACTAAAAAAAGACGGAAAACCTAAATTATCTGGTGGCAAACGTAAAGGTGCAGGAGCTCCAAAGAAATTGATTAAAAAGAAATCGGTAACTGTATGCGTTTACGATGTTGAACAGTTAAAGAAACTAGCTAAAGGATTATGAACGATAAATACAACGCTAACTTAGTAAAAGATTATAAGCCTAAATTTATCTTAAAAAGAATGAATGATGGCTTAACTCAAGTTGGTAAATTTAAAGTTGAGTATATTGAATGGAACGATAAAGGGGAGTTCGCTTGGAGACATAATGACATTAAAATAGGTAGGTCTTTATTATTAGATAACGGTTGGATGACTACTGTAATTACTGAAATAATAGAACAAAGAGATAAATATATTAAATTTCAAACTAAGAATAGCACTTACGAATTAACGGAATTATGAGAAAACTAATTTTTTACATTTGGATAATTATAGAGATTATGATAGGCTTGCCGATAGCCTTGTTAATTTTATTCAGTGCATGGATAATAACTTTATTTAATAAGAAATAATTTATAACTATAAAAAAATAAATAAACTAAACAAACAAAACTAATATGGAAAATTTAATAATACACTTAGAAACAATAATAACATTAATAATAGTAGTAGTTGTATTTATAGGCATACCTTACTTTGTAGGTCTTTTACTTGATAAACTTCTCAATATAACTAGAACAAATCGTGACCACGTTGTAACATGGGTTTTTGGTGTTATGATACTTATCATAATTGGATCTATTTCATTTGGTATTTATTCTATATACCAAGACACATTCACTTACTATACAAAACATTAAACATGAAAATACAATACAGAGTTACCTTAGAATTATTTTTAATAGCTATGATTTTTCTAGCATTAAAAGACTGCGGAAATAAAACAGTTGAAGGATTGAAACCTATTAATGATAGCTTATTAATTAAAGCTAATTTAAGCAATGCAAATTTAACGAATGATATAACTAACCTAAATGTATCTTTGCAACTGCTAAAGCTAACTAAACAAGGCTTAAAGGTTGTTTATAAAGATAAAGTAAAGAATGTTTATTTAACTGCACCAGACACTTGCAGAACTTATATTGATACAGTAATTAAATGGCATGATAAAATAGATTTGGCTAATGATAGTACTATATTAGTTCAGGATTCAATTATAAAAGATTACTCTAAAATGATCATAAATTATAAAGACATTGTAATGGTTAAAGACATTCAACACTACAACGATTCATTAAGTCTTAGAAAAGCTAAAAAGAATAATAGATTAAAGATTGCTCAAGTTGGAATAATCACATTTTTAGGTGGCTTTTTAATAGGTACTTTAAAATAATATGAAATCTATTTAATTGACTATCAAATAGTTACATAAATATTAAATAAATATAGCTTTTATTTTGAAAATATATTTTTTTATTCAAAATAAATAATATACTTTTACATCATATTACTAACCAATTAAAACTAAAAACAAATGAAAGAGGATTTATTAAACAACGGAATCGAAAAAACAGAAAGTAAACAAATTAACAAAGCAAGTCTATACTTTGGACTGCTAGTAATTACTTCATTAGCAACTATTATATTCTTGGGAATAGCAATTAGACTATCAATTGTAAATGAGCAATTAGACTATCAAATTAAACAACGTGATGTTATCATTAAACAAATGGATGCAACTAATCAGGAACTAACTTTTGACAATTTAACTTTATCTTTTAAAAAATAAGCCATGAAACTAACTAAATTTACTAACAAAGAACTGGACTTAATTACAGTAGGAATAATTAACCAATTTGAACACATCGAACCAATTGATAAGGATTACAATGTAACTTATGAAATACAAGACTATGGAGACCATAACATTAAAGTTACTTTCTTTTGGAACGTTGGATGCGATGAACACGACTGCGAAAATGTTATAAGTGATAATTATTACTTTATAATTAATAAAACAAGTTCTTTGCAAAAATACACAAATGAAATAAATGATGCTTTAGATTTAATAGTTGATAAGATATTTGATAGTGAAATGCAGGACTGGGAATTTAGCGATAAAGAGTCATGGTAGAAGCTAAAGTATTTATACCAATTCTTTCAAAGATAGGGTATCGCCAAAGAATAAAACTAAGCACATTTTTAAATGTTAAGAATATAGCTGATACATTTAGCGGTTCTTTAATTAGTGATAGGCTTTATGATTCACTATTAGAATTTATGGAACTGCAGAAAGTGAATGACTTTAGTTTTGTTGGCTCAGTAGTTGAAAATGACAATGAGCAAAAAGAAAAGTTTTTAAAGGGATTGAATGGCTTAATAGTATCAAAAGATATGCAGGCTTTAAACTCAGGAAAACAATCACTAATCATTCAGGAACAAATTAGACTTTTTAAAGATTTAAAAAACTAACTAAAATGGAAAAAACAGAATACATATTAGAATTGATTAAAAAAGAAATAATTAAAAATGAAGAAAATCTTACTTACCACCAAAATCAAATATTAATTTTGGAAATAAGTTTACAAAATTTAAAATATACTGAAAAGAATTTACTTAACCATTTAAACGAAGACTTATGAAAAAAATAACATTAATACTAGCAATTGTAGCTTTAATTAGTTCTTGCAAGAAAAAAGAAATAAAAGAAACATCTCCTTGTAATTGTGGAATAATTCAATCAGATAATGTAGTTGATTACTCAGTAGTGATTAAAAACGAATGCAGCAATAACAATAAAACATTTACCCTAAGTGAAGGCGACTGGATAAATGCACATCCTGGAAGTAGATACTGCATCACTAACAGTGGCAAATGGTAACTAATAAAATACTAACCCCTAAAAACAAATAAAACATGAGTTCAATTGTAAGTGCGTCAATAGATTTGACGAAAATCGAAGAAAGTAAAGTTATCGAAAAAAACGGTAAAAGATGGTTAAACCTAACCATTGCAATTAATGATGCAACCGATACTTATGGCAATAATGCTAGTGTGTCAATCAATCAAAGTGTTGAGGAACGAACTGCTAAAGCACCAAAGACCTATCTAGGTAATGCAAAAGTAATTTGGACGGATGGCAAAATAATAATTGCAGAAAAAAAGGTTGCTTTTTAAAATTAATTAATTATATTTGTAAAATAAATACTACCACCAAATGAAAAAATTAACCATTAATCCTCGATTCAAAACGCCTGTGGTAGGGCTATTGAGTTGGGGATTTCTTAATTTATAAAACATGAAAAACTTATTAAAATCATTAGCAGAATTTCAGCAGGAAGTTCCAGTAATTCACAAAGGCACTCAAGGATATGGTTATTCTTATGCCAATTTAGCTACTATCTTTGATGTAATTAATCCAATTCTTAAAAAGAATAAATTAGGCTTTACACAATTAGTTGGCGATAATAACATTAAAACTATTATTTTTCACTACGAAAGTGGAGAGCAGTTAGAAACTACTACAACAATACCTCAGGGAACTAATTTAAAGGGTATGAATGACTTTCAAACATTAGGAAGTGCAATTACTTACATTAGACGTTATGCTTTGTCAAGTGCCTTAGGATTGATTACTGATAAAGATACTGATGCAAGTGGCGAACAAATTAAACCAGCTTCAAAAGTTGAACAACCGATTGTTGTAAATGTTGAAGATGCTAAAAGTAAATTAATCGTTGTAAGCACGTTAAAAGAATTACAACAAGTATATTTATCACTTCCAAAAGAACAAGCAGCTAACGTTGAAGTAATAGCCTTAAAAGATAAACTAAAATCAACTTTGAAATAATGAATATATTTAACATTCAAACAGAATACCAACTATTAGTAAATGAATTAATAGAAAATGGTGGCGAAATTACTCCAGAAATAGAATTAGCCTTACAAATTAATAAAGACAATTTTCATTCAAAGTCTGAGAATTTCGCATACGTTACAAAGCAATTTGATGCTGAAATGGATATAATCGACAATGAAATAAAACGTTTGCAACAAGCTAAGAAATCGAGAGAAAAAACAATTCAGCGTTTAAAAGATACTATTGAACTAGCTATGCTAACTTTTGATATTGATAAAATAGAAACGCCACTAATTAAGATATCATTTAGAAAGTCTGAAAGTGTTGAGGTTAGTGATGTTAATGAATTGCCGAATGAATTTAAAACTATTAAATTAACTGAAACTGCTGATAAATTAAAGATTAAAGATGCCTTAAAAAGTGGTATGTTTATTTCGGGATGTTCAATTAAATCTAATCGTAATTTGCAAATTAAATAACGTTTCGCAACTACACGTCTGTTGCGTACAAACATAAAAATACCTTTCAGTTTAACACGGAACTTTAAGATACAAAACAATCATTAAATTAATCACAATATAGCAATAGCGTGTAATTGCTGTTATAACTCGTTTTTATTATGGGAATGTTCGACAACTTATACATCAACACAGATAAACTGCCTGTTTCAGATGAAGAAAAAAAGCTATTTGGTAAAAATCCTGATTGGCAAACAAAAGATTTAGATTGCACTTTGACAAAAGTAATTATTACAGATGCTGGTTTATTACAAATAGAAAGGTTTAATTATAAAACTGTTCCAAAAGAAGAAAGACCACATCCAAACGATGATGGAATTATTGGACTAATTGGAAGTTTACAGAAAGAAAATGAAGTTTTAGAAACTTTAAATTATCACGGAATAATTAATTTCTATTGTGATTTTAAAGGCAAATGGTATGAGTTCTACGCTAAATTTACAGATGGAAGATTAGTTTCTATTACTGGCGGTTTAGAAAATGAGTTATAACAGTCGGCTAAAGTGCGTTTTAATGCACTTTTAGCCTTTGTTAGAACCATTCTTAAATTCAATTACATTTTGAACGGTAACAATACCTAAGCATAATAAACTAAAAGCTAACCATACCATTAGAGCGTCCAATTGATGTTCTAATGGTATTTTAAATATAGTTAAATAAATAGCAGTTGCAACGCCTATAAAGGCTGATAATTTCCTTCCTGAATAGCCAGCTTTATCATTCTTAAAACTGTTTAATAAGTCTTTAATCATCGTCCTTGTCCTTTATACTTTTTAACTGATTCCTTTTTATTAGGATGCTTTTTAGCTTTGCCATTACCTTTTGCTTTCTTAATTAAAGCGGTAGTGCTTGTTTCTTTTTTTGCCATTATAAAGTTTTTAACATTTCTATTAAGTTAATTTGTGGACTGCAATCGTTTTTATCACTTCGGTAAGAAACGTGAGTATAAATACCATTAACACCACTTAAGGCATTAACCGATAAATCCCACATATCTGAATTATATTTTTTATTGATAGCAAATTTAACACACAATTCTTGAAGTAATTTTTTAAGACTTGCTAACTGCAAATCATTGTATTTATGATAGTATTCAAAACCTCTGAATTTCTTTAAAAATACTACTTCATTTTCAGGAACTTCTTTATTAACGTAATTATAATATTTGTCGCCTTTCTTAATTAATTGTCCCCAGTTG